TTACGCTAGAAATTTCTTCCGTGATTAATTTCATCATGCTACCCCAGTAATTTGAACTTGTTGGACATACAATGCTGAGGCAGTTCCTTTTGCTGCCACTTGGAAGACATCTCTCAGTTCACCCTCACCATCGGTAATTGGTCCCACTTCACTAGTATCATGGGCAATAGTGATTCTTGTGCTGAAAAATCCAGGATCTCCGTTAGAATTATGACTAAAAGATCCATTGAGAACTGAAAGAACTGTCAACCCTATTCCCGAAGTTCCGCCATTGGCACCAGCAGGAACAATTCCAGTTAGTTGAACTTTATCTCCAACTTCAAATGGACTTCCGCTTCCTGCGGGGAAATCAATCGTGGTAGTTGTTCCCGTTGTAACACCAACAACTTTTTGTGACTTTGGTCTACCTACACTTAATGTTACTGTTCCACCAGACTCGACATAGTAATCGGAGTTTGCAGCAGCGGGATCAATTCCAACTGCTATATGTGCATCTCCGCCGACTACATGTACTCTTACAGTATCGGTAAAATGAGTCATAATACCTGATGATGCCGATGCCGTGGCAACAGCAAAAGATACTCCACTTCCTACCGGTTTATGTGCCATTATTCTTGATCCTCAGATGATGATTGGTCTTCAGGTTCTACTTCACTGAACATAGAAGTTGCAACCTCTGGTTTGAAATTATCAATCCTTTCAGTTGCCTTTGCAAACAAAATGTCTTTAATTTTGTCACTAACTTCTGCTGCTGACGAATCAACAGCAATCAAATCTACAAGTTCTTCCATAAAAATTAATATAAGTCCTATTCATTTATTTATATCTCGGCCTTTTTAGTATCCTTTTGCATTTCTGCATCAGTGACGCTGCCATCAATCTCTGGTTCCATTGGAACATCACCCATCATTCCCATATCTTCACCTTCTGCGGGCAGAGGTTCTCCCGTGATGGGGTCAACTGCATTTGGATCAGGAATAATTCCATCCTTAATTTCCTGCTCAATTTGCTCATCAATTTCAATAATTTCTGCATCAGTTTGGCGAAGAATTTTTTTGCGAACATATTCATTTGAATAAAATTTTCCTATGTAAGGTTCAATAGTTGCGAGCGTTCCTAGACGCTCATTCATCATTTCAGTTTCTTTTAACTCTGCAAATTGGTTGTCATAAAGAAAATCATATTGAATGTGATCTCTAATTTCTTCCCAGTCTTCTGGAGTGATGATATTTTTAAGTATAAGTTGAGTCTTCAACATGTCATTAAACATGTTCGCAAAACGCTTCCTTAGACGACCAACAAACTTGGAGAACTTAAGTTCATCACGTAAAATTTCAGAAGAACGACCAAGGTTAAATCCACCATCAGCAGCAATTCTGGATTCGGGAACACCAAGTGCTCTATAGAGTTTCTTCTGGAAGTATTCAATATCTGAGAGTTCTCCCAAATTCTGCCCACCAGGTAGGGTGGTGATCTCAGTTCCGCGACCACCTTCTCTACGAGGCAACCAAAAATCCTCCATCATGGACATAAATTTTTTGTCGTCACGGATCTCACCCGTGTTTGCATTATAAACCAGTTTATTTCTGTAGCGAGACATGACCTCTTTGAGGTATTGTTCTGCTTTTACTTTTGGAAGATTGCCAACATCAATATAAAAAATACGACGTTCTGGTGCTCTGGATAATCTGTAGATGACCAGAGAATCCTCAATCATTCTAAGTTGATTGAGTGCCTTAATTGCTTTATGAAGATAAGAAAGTACAGTTCCTTTATTGCGATCAACTAATCCTGAAGTAACATAAGTAACCGAATCTTTTGCTATTTTGACTCCTTTAGCACCACCACCTCCGGTTAAAGCATTTGATGGATAATTCGGTTTTGGAGTATAAACAAAATATTCTTCAATTTCGGGTGAAAGTGCTCTAGATGCATCTTCATCTCTATTTGATCTCAAAGTTACGGCAGAATTTTTATCGGGTTTTTTCTCCTGACGAACATACTTCATTTTCATTGGATCAATATATCTTAAATCTTTGATCCCTTCTTCTGGTTTCTTGACATCAATTACCTTTAAGTAATAGAGTCTTCCGTCAACATACCAATTCCTAAAAATTTCATGGGACTTTGTATCAAAGTCCATTATTTCCTTAATTGTTTTAAATTCTTCTCTGATTGCCTTTTTTAATTTGTCACTGGCATTTAAATTTGTAAGTTCAATTTCAATTGGTGAGTCATACAAATCGCTCACGATCGCTTCATTAATTACATCTTCAATGGCACCATCCGCTTCCGGATGTAGTGCCATTTCTCGATACCTTTTTATTAACTCAGATTCGTTTCTGTAAGCACCTTCAATATCTACGTAGGAACCATAAAAACTGCTTGCGACAAAGTTATCAACCCCGTCCTCATTATTGGGAGGAACGGGGGAAACTATGGAAGCAGATTTTTTTTCTTTGTCCCCAATAGAAAATCCAAAAAGTCTGGCCATATTATAGTAATTTTACTCTGTTTTGACTATTTAGCCGATATCTTTACCTGATATCTTCACCACCAGCTGCTTGAGAAGTTCCTCTGTATGCTTCCCACCACTGAACTTGCATTTCTACTGTGAATTCTTCAATGGTGTCAGTCGTTTCATAACTTACATCAATCGTAGAAATATTAGTTGGGAAAATATCCCAGAACTTGTAGGATCTGAGAACAGACCCATCACGATCAAGTTGCTTGACCGTAGCATCTTTCTGATATGCTTCAGGATCTACGACACCAGTTCCATCAGACATTTTGTTAATGGTATTCATCCATTTTTCAAAAGCAGAGCGAAGAACGAAATCAGTGTCATTAATGACTGTGATAGTCCAAGTTTCAAATGTTCTGTCTCCGGCGATTTTTAAAATACGACCTCTGAACGGAACGTCAATTGGAGCAATAGTGGATGCCGGAAGAGCAGCTGCTTTTACAAGAAATCTTGCTTTCTGTAAAACATCATTTTCAATTGCAACAGCATCAGGGAATGCTAATTCAACTTCGAATAGATTGGGTCTTGCACCACCACCGGATAATCTACTTTTAAAATCACTAATTGTTCTTAACGGAGTGGTATTTTGTTGTTGGCGACTAGGCATTTTTCTTTAAACCTCGTTTTTTATTAAGTAGAATTAAACAGAACCAATAATTTCTTCAAATGCAACACCTGTTCTGGTTGCAACAAAGGTTAGACCGATGAAGTTGATAGAACGTGCTGGTTTGACATAGATGTCAGCAACAAACTCATTATTATCTATAATAGAAGCAGTGTTATTAGTCTCATCACAAACAACGACATAATCAGTAATTCCTCTCTTAGATTGAACATCGCGGAGGAATGGTTCAACAATATTTACAAAATTAGTTCTCGTGATTTCATCGTTGAATTCGAAGAGTTGATCTCTTGCTGCTGCTTCAATAGCATTCTCAATGAAGATAAACAGACGACGAACGTTAATTCTGTCGAATGCAGAAGATTTGGCAAGTGCTGTTTTATCACCAAAGAGAACAATTCCAGAACCTGCTTGGAAAATAACTGGATTAATTCTGTTGGAATACAGAACATCTCTTTGTGCTTTAGATGGATTGTATGTTAGTTTAACCGCATTCAGGATTGCTCCTCTTGAAGTTCCTGCTGGTGAGAACCATGGGAATCCGTTAATGTCTGTTCTAACGCATGTTCCTGCAATATCACCATTCAAAGGAACATATCGGAACGTATCGGCAAATCTATCATACATGTATTTGTATCCACTATCAAATACTGCGAAAGACGATGACGTTAATGGTGAATAGTAACTTAAGAGATTGTCGGTGATGTCCGTATCACTATTAACGGTTACTGAACCTGCAGCAGAGTCGCTAAGGAATGCGCCTCTGTAGGGAGAAATAAATGCGATTGCATCCTTTCTAGTATCAGCAACTGCAATGACTTGTTGAGCAAGATTTTGTGCTTCGGTTTTAGTATGATTGCCTGATCCCATTAATAGGAAATCAACCGCAAAAGCATCATTATTTTGGAACAACTGATATCCGGTTGAAATTTTAGTAACAGTTGCTTTGAGACTATCAACTGTACCAATTCCAGCAGATCCGTTATAATCTTTACCACTTACTAAACTTAAATCTTGCTTTCCAGATGCACCAAAGATAATTCCTTTAGCATTCTGGTCCCAACCAGTATCTCCTTGTTCGGTAAATGCTGCACTAAATCCAGTGGTTGTTAACCCAGTTGGAGCACCACCACCAAAAATGTAACCAGAATTGTTTTTGAGATACTTTCTCCAGTAAGATGGAGAACCTGCAGAAAATTCTGCGTCTTTCGCTTTAGAGAGGGATAAATGCTTCTCAAGAACTGTTCCAGCATTTCCGGTGATCTTTCCATCACCATCAAGAACCACAATGTGAAGTTCATCGAATCTTGCTCCTCTTGCAGAAGCAAAATCAGAAGTTCCTGGTCTATCAGCAAGAACGTTCCACTTAATTGTTGCAACACTAGTTCCAACACCAACGGCACTTGTTGAAGTTGCAAGAGTTTGTTGATCGAACCAGTCTGCCACTGCATTTACACTTGTGTGTCCAGTTCCGACAGCACCACCCACGACGGTGTTGTTATTATTCATAACTGTAATATTGGAGTCTGCAGTAAATCTGTAAACTCCATTCTGTTGATAATCAACAGCAGTCTCTGTTCCTGCAGCAGAAACATGAGAGACAACCTTAATAGATGTTTGTGCTCCTTCAACTTCAGTGATAATTCCTTTCAGAACTCCGTCAAGAGTTGTTCCTGCACCAACGCCAGGAAGAACACTACTGATGACTTGAGTTACACCCAATCCTA